AGCAAGAAAATACGGCGGCCCGATGAAAGCAAATAAGCCATATAAAATTAATGAAGGTAACGAAACAGAACACTTTGTTCCTGGAATGGACGGCTCAATGATTCCAAACATAAAAAATATAACAAGTAGACTTCCGGCAGCAATGAACGAACTTCAGAAAGATATGGCGCAGTTTGGAGCACCAAGGTCACAATCTGCACAATCAGCAATGGGCGGTGGTGGCGGTGAAATTGAACAATTACTACAAACCACTAACGATCTTTTATTAGCTGTGTTAGGGGTAAATACTGCACAAGCACGTACAGGCGAAAAGCATTTAAGAAGTGCTAGGGGCGCTGGCAATTTAATGAACGGATTCGGTAGAGCATGAGGATAGCAGCATAATGTCGTGGAAAAAATATTTTACTCCGGTACAAACTGGGGATAACCCAAACGGAAGTTACAGCCCAATAAGTGGTGCTAACTCTGCTGGACGTCCTGGACCTGCAAAATCAAACTACAGTTCATATCTTCCTGATGTGTATGTTGGTAGTCCAAACAGAGTTGAACGTTACGGTCAATACAACACTATGGATATGGACAGTGAAGTTAACGCTGCACTAGATATCCTTGCTGAGTTTTGCACACAAAAGAATAAAACCAACGGTACTAATTTTAAATTTGCATTTAATAAAAGTGCAACCAACAATGAAATTAATATTTTAGGTCAGTACCTAAAACAGTGGTGCAAACTAAATCAATTTGAAACTAGAATGTTTAGAACATTCCGTAACATATTTAAATACGGCGATGCAATATTTCTAAGAGATCCAGAAACTAAAAAACTTTATCATGTTGACCCCGCAAAACTAACACGAATTATTGTTAACGAAAGCGAAGGTAAAGTTCCTGAACAATACATTGTTAAAGACATAAACTTAAACTTTACTGAGATGGTTGCAACAACACCGTTTATTACTAATGGTAATATCACAGGTGGTGGCGGAGGAGGATATACTACTGGTGGCGTTCGAGGTATGGTAGGTAATGCTCCTACACAAAACGGATCACGATTTAATACTACCAACGGTGAAGTTGCAATTGATGCCGAACATGTGTTGCATCTTAGTTTAAGTGAAGGCTTAGACAACAATTACCCATTTGGAAACAGTTTATTAGAAACTATTTTTAAAGTATTCAAACAAAAAGAATTACTCGAAGATGCTATTATTATCTATCGAGTACAGCGAGCACCTGAGCGAAGAGTATTCTACGTTGACGTAGGTAACATGCCCAGTCACCTTGCTATGCAGTTTGTTGAGCGTGTTAAAACTGAGATTCATCAAAGACGTATTCCAAGTGCTACAGGCGGTGGCACTAATGTTATAGACTCGTCATATAATCCTTTATCAATTAATGAGGATTACTTCTTTCCGCAGACAGCAGAAGGTCGCGGATCTAAAGTTGAAACACTTCCGGGTGGTACTAACCTAGGTGAAATTGATGACCTTAGATATTTTACCAATAAGCTAGTACGTGGATTGCGTATTCCAAGTTCTTACTTACCAACTGGAGCAGATGATTCATCTAGCAGTTATAATGACGGTCGTGTCGGAACAGCATACATTCAAGAACTACGCTTTAATACTTACTGCGAACGGTTGCAAGGCTTAATTGTAGAAGAATTTAATCAAGAGTTTAAACGTTACTTGTTAGAAAAAGGCGTAAACATTGATACTGCAATGTTTGATCTAGAGTTTGAAACACCACAAAACTTTGCAAGCTATCGTCAAGCAGAACTTGATAATGCTCGTGTACCAACATATACACAAATGAGTGCTATACCATATGTTTCAAATCGCTTTGCTATGAAACGCTTCTTAGGTATGAGCGAAGAAGAGATTGCAGAAAACGAGCGTCTATGGAAAGAAGAAAACGACGAAACTATCAATACCGGTGGTGAAGACGCAAGTTCAGAAATGCGTACAGCAGGTATTAGCAGTGCAGGTATTAGTGCAGATATTGATGGTGCAGAAGATATTGCGCCAGAAGGCGGCGAACCAGAAATAGGCGCAGAAGCAACTCCTCCAGACACAGCAACGGGCGCAGCACCAGGAGCTGCTGCTCCAGGCGCAACAGCACAAACGATATAAATACAATATGATATTACGCGAGCTATTTTATTTTGATAAAGAAACAATCGAGCCTACTGAGGATGATCGATATGATCCTCAGTACGACGACAGTGTTGTTAAAATGGATGATACACGCAAAACACGTCTTACCCTACGCCAAATCAACCGTGCAAGGAAAGCAAGTGAGCTACATACAACTGAGAAAGCTGGCGAATTAGATTTCGTTAGACAGATGTATGGAATAGCAGCACAAGCAGCCGCAGCCGGAGTGTAATGGCAAAAATAGACAAAACTCAATATACAAAACAACAATACAAGATACTTAAAACTGCTGCAAAAGCAGATAAGTTAGTTGTTTCTGAAATAGAAAATGTTGAATCAATGCCTATGATAGAATCAAATACTGCATTTGTACTAGGTAACGGAACTAGCAGAGCAAGTGTAAAATCTCAAGAATTAAAAACGTTTGGTAAAGTATATGGTTGCAATGCGCTTTATAGAACATTTGACCCTGATTACTTAATTGCAGTTGATGTTAAAATGGTACTTGAAATAAACAAAGCGGGGTATCAGCACAAACATAATGTATGGACTAATCCCAATAAAAGTTATCAAAAAATGTCAAACCTAAACTTCTTTCAACCTAGCAAAGGGTGGAGTAGTGGGCCTACAGCGCTATGGCTAGCTAGCCAACACGGTTATGAAAAAATCTTTATATTGGGGTTTGACTATAAAGGGTTAGATGAGGGTAAAAAACTTAATAACATGTATTCTGACACTGTAAACTATAAAAAATCAACAGAAGGTGCAACATTCTTTGGTAATTGGCTAAGACAAACAGTAAGTGTAATAAAAGATAATCCTAAAATTAATTTTATAAGAGTAATAGCATCAGATAACTACATTCCAGAAGAGCTAAATAAATTTGTAAATGTAGAACATATTACAACAGATACATTTAAAAAAATATACTCTCTCTCTTAAATGGCTCGTTTTGAGCCCATTATCGCATCATATTCCTTATAAACAGTAAATACAAATGACAGCCTTACCATAGGTATAACATTTATTAGGAGAATAAAAATGGCAGATCGTAACAAATTTGAAGAAATGCTTGAGCGTCTTGTAAACGAAGACCGCGCAGGTGCAGAAGAACTATTCCACGAGATTGTAGTTGAAAAATCACGTGACATTTATGAATCACTACTAGAATCAGATCTAGAAGATGAAGATGACGAAGAAGTTGATGAAACAACTGATGAAGAAGTTGATGAGTCAGACGACGAAGAAGTTGATGAGTCAGAAGATGACGAAGAACTAGACGAAGACTTTAACCTAGACGAATTTGAAGTTGAAGCAGACCCAATGGCAGACATGATGGGCGGCGACAAAACTGACGACATGATGGGCGATATGAAAATGAGCTCCGATGACGACAGTGACGATGGTGAAGAAGGTACTGACGAGCGTATCAATGATTTAGAAGATGCTTTAGAAGAACTAAAAGCAGAATTTGAAAAAATGATGTCCGGTGAAGAAGGCGAACCAGAAATGGACGACGACGAAATGGATATGGACGACGAAGAAGCCGATGACGAAATGGACATGGACGACGAAGAGCCAGAAGAAGAGTCATTCCAAGCAACAATTACCCCACTAGAATCAAAAGTAGCTAAATCAGCAGGCGAGCAAATGCGCGAGTATGTTGAAAAAGTAAGTGCTACAATGGGCGATAACGGTGTAAACACAACGTCAACTCTAGCTAAGCCAAACAACATGGGCGGAACAACTGCTAATATCGCAAAAGGCGGAACAGCAGATACTAAAGGAACAGCTGGTGGTTTAGCAAGTAACAAACCACAAGCAATGAATACCAAGAACGTAAACGTTGTTGGTGCAAATGGCGCGACAAAAATGTCAAGCCAACCTGGTCACGGCGCTGAGAAAAAGGGCAAGCCAGAGACTGCTGCTAATACCAAAAGTACTATCGGCAAGTAAGTAGGGAAATCTAGATGAAAAACTTACGAGAACACCTAAGTTTCGACCAAGCGAAGATAATCGTTGAGTCTGCTAACGAAGGAAAAGACTTGTTCATGAAAGGAATCATGATACAAGGCGGAGTACGCAACGCTAACCAGCGTGTGTATCCTGTAAATGAAATTGGCAGGGCTGTCAAAACTCTCAGCGAACAAATCGAGGGTGGATACAGTGTGCTCGGAGAAGTTGATCATCCAGAAGGACTTAATATTAACCTAGATCGCGTAAGCCATATGATCAGCGAATGCTGGATGGATGGCCCAAACGGTTATGGGAAATTAAAGATACTACCAACACCTATGGGTAACCTAGTTAAAACAATGCTGGAAAGCGGAGTTAAACTAGGAGTCTCATCAAGAGGTTCAGGTAATGTTAGTGAAGACGGTAGCGGCAACGTTAGCGACTTTGAAATTATAACAGTGGACGTTGTGGCACAGCCTAGCGCCCCTGGAGCATATCCTACTGCAATCTATGAGCATCTTATGAACGCTCGTGGAGGAATGAAGGCGTATGAACTGGCACAGGCAACAAAACACGACACCAAGGCACAGAAGTACTTAAAAGAATCGCTGATTAATATAATCAGTCGACTCCAATAAAAGGAGAACAAAATATGTTGGAAGCACTTAAAACACTTTTCGAAAACGATGTAGTTTCTGAGGAAGTACGTGCAGATATCGAAGGCGCATGGAATGCAAAGATTCAAGAAAACAAGATGCAGGCAACTGCTGAGTTACGTGAAGAATTTGCAAAGAAATACGAGCACGACAAGTCAACTATGGTTGACGCAATCGACTCTATGATTTCAGAACGCCTTGCAGAAGAAATTTCAGAGTTTGCAGAAGATCGCAAACAACTAGCTGAAGCAAAAGCAAAGTATGCAGTAGCAATGCGTGAAAACGCAGACCTAATGAAACGCTTTGTTGCTGAGTCGCTAGCAAAAGAAGTTACTGAGCTGCATGAAGATCAAAAAGCAATTGCCAAAAAGTTTGGTATGCTTGAGAACTTTATCGTTGATGCACTTGCAAAAGAAATTGCAGAATTCCACGAAGACAAGAAAGATTTAGCTGAAACTAAGGTCAAACTTATTAAAGAAGCTAAAAACAAATTTGCAGAAGTTAAAAATAACTTTATTGCAAAAGGCGCTGCTAAGGTATCTGCTATTGTTGAATCAACTCTTACTAAAGAGATGACACAACTTAAAGAAGATATTGAAGAAGCACGTAGAAACGATTTTGGTCGTAAGTTATTTGAAGCATTTGCTTCAGAGTACGCAACAAGCCATCTGAACGAAAATTCAGAAACTGCAAAATTAATGCAAGTTGTTGCGTTGAAAGACAAACAATTAGTTGAAGCAAAAGCATTTGCTGTTAAAGCAAAAGTATTAGCTGAATCTAAAGACCAAGAAATTAAACGCATGGCATCTATTGCCGAGCGCAAAAACAGACTTAGTGAACTCTTATCGCCCTTGAATAAAGGTCAAAGAGAAATCATGACAGATTTACTGGAATCAGTACAAACCGATAGACTACAAAAGTCTTTTGATAAGTACCTACCATCGGTTATCGATGGACATACTCCGGCAAAGAAGGCAGTCTTATCAGAGGCAAAAGAAATTACAGGCAACCGCGAGAAATCGCACACTAACGTTAGTTCAATGCAAGATGATAATGTCGTTGACATTCGTCGTTTAGCTGGTTTAAAATAAGGAGAAAACTATGTCGGAACTACTAGAAAGCCGCTGGTCAGATACAAAAAATGCACTTCTTGAGGGCCTAACAGGTACCAAGAAGGCTGTAATGGCAACTACTTTGGAAAATACCCGTAGGTATCTTTCAGAGAGTGCTACAGCTGGTGCAACATCTGCAGGCAATGTCGCAACACTTAACCGTGTTATTTTACCCGTTATTAGACGTGTAATGCCAACCGTTATCGCTAACGATCTAGTTGGTGTTCAGCCTATGACAGGCCCAGTGGGACAAATCCACACACTACGTGTTCGCTATAGCGACACGGCAGGTACAGGCGCAAGTGGCGCAGTAGCTGGTGAAGAGGCACTAAGCCCATTCAAGATTGCTGAAGCATATTCAGGCAACACAACATCAGGTAAAGCAGCTTCAACTGCCGCTCTTGAAGGTGCTGCTGGTAATAAACTAAGCATCCAGATCTTGAAGCAAACTGTTGAAGCAAAATCACGCAAGCTATCAGCTCGCTGGACTTTTGAATCAGCACAAGACGCACAGTCAATGCACGGTATTGATGTTGAAGCAGAAATCATGGCAGCTCTTGCACAAGAGATTACTGCTGAGATTGACCAAGAAGTACTAGCTTCGCTAGTTTCGCTTGCTGGTACAGCTGGTTCAACATACGACCAAGCAACTGTAAGTGGTACTGCTACTTTCGTTGGTGACGAGCATGCTGCTCTTGCTGTTTTAATTAACCGCGAGTCAAACAAAATTGCTCAACGCACACGTCGTGGCGCAGGTAACTGGGCCGTTGTTTCGCCATTCGCGTTAACAATCCTACAATCTGCAACTACTTCAGCGTTTGCACGTACAACTGAAGGAACATTCGAATCTCCAACTAACACTAAGATGGTTGGTACATTGAATAATGCTATGAAAGTTTATGTTAACACATATTCAGCAGATAGCGCAGCAGTTCTAATCGGTTACAAAGGTTCAAGCGAATCAGATGCAGCGGCATTCTATTGCCCATACATCCCGCTAATGAGCTCAGGTGTTGTACTAGACCCAGCAACATTCGAACCAGTCGTATCGTTTATGACACGTTACGGATATGTTGAGCTAAACAACACAGCATCGTCTTTAGGCAATG